GTTTGCTCTCCTTTTGGAGAAACGCTTGCGACGTAATCGCAGCCAACCCTGGCTATGGGTCAGTTTGCGCTTGACGAGCGCTGCCACAAACTGAGTTACGCATTCGTCAGATGCGTTGGTGAGATTCGGGACTGACGAACCCGATGTCAGCTGGTTGACGGCTGATCACCGCAGCTGGCAATCCGATCCGCTTAGGAGGTGTTACATGCGCCTGCATGCGAGAGCCGGGATTGAAGATCTCGGTAAGTATCTCAGCCGAGGCAACGAAAAGAAAGTTGCTCAGGCAATCGCTTCCCTCAGTCGAGCCGTTGAGGCTGTCGCCGTGGACTATCCCATGGAGAGAGCGCTTGGCGACTTAACGTCAGGGTTAGTTCCAGAAAGGGATAATCGGAGTGTCACCGACCCTGAATGGGTGGAAAAAGGGATCGCCACCTATGGCTGTCCAGTTCACACCACCTCAGACGGAACTGCTACATCCGACTACACAGTCAGCGGCCACGGACCCTGTTCATGCAGAGTCGGCCGTACAATTCGTCGAACCGGAGACGCTAGAGGAAAACGAATTTATCGTGACCTCGAGCAAAGGGAGTCTCAGGATCAAGACGAACGAGGACTTGTCAGCGTTCGACTATTGGCTAATGACCATGGCGAACATGACCGGGGAGAAGTACTACCCGCTAGAGGAATACGAACTGTCAGTAAGGCCGAGGATCATCTTCGACCCTTCCGGTCCCAAAGTTATCGAGAGGCCGTTCGTACAGTCTATGACACGGCAGGTAGTAAGACTGGAGGGTCAGACCCTCTCTCAGTATCTCAGGTGGTGGAAAATTACATTCTTCCTGGGAGTTACGCTGGGGCTCCTCTGTTCCGTACTAACCGCTTTGTTCTTGAGGCGGGAACACGGATGGCACTCAACATTATTGACGGTGCTAGGGGTTTTGACCCCTATACTTTTGGCCGTCGCGTTCAACCTGGGAAGGCTGGTCCAAAGACTCGCCTTGTTTGGATGGCTCCGTTGCCTACGACAATTGTGGGCACGAGGTACAGCAAACCAGTCATGGAAGCGCTTTCTCGAAGGCGTCCATTCACGTGGGGCTTACGAGGATTTGAGCGAGCCGCGATTGTCTCAGAAATCGAAGCGAGGTACAGGTACGTTTACTCGCTAGATTTCAGTAAGTTTGATTCAACTGTTCCTGCTCGCATGATTGACGACGCGTTCCGAGTGGCACGGACGCATCTAAAACTTGACGAGAAGGAAAAGGCTGTGTGGCATCGGTACGTGAACGACTTCATCCACTCACGCATCATTGCTCCAGATGGACACGTATATCAGAAGCACAAGGGTGTTCCTAGCGGAAGTGCTTTTACGTCTGTCATCGACAGTATCGTTAATCTGATTCTTGTCTCATACATGTGGCGAGAGCTCACCGGGCACTCATTACCACATGACCGACTGCTGGTGATGGGTGACGACGTCATCATAGGTAGCAATACCTATCTTACTAAAGGGCAGCTGGCGAAAGCCGCTTCGGATCTGGGGTTTGTCCTCTCCGTTGAAAAGACGGTGATAAAGGACACGTCAAAGAGTGAACCCGACATGTATGTGTCTCACACGCATTTCCTCGGGTATTACTGGGTCAATGGACATCCGCGTAGGCCAGAGCGAGAACTCGTTCAACGAATGGTCTATCCTGAACGCCACCGTCTCCGCGGACGGAAAGAATGGATGGTCAGGCTTCTCGGCTACGCACAAACTTGTCGAGAGGGACAATTTGTCCTTGCCAGGGTGTTCCCTCACCCTGACACTATGCAGAGGCTACTTCGTGTAGCCGACGCTTTGAACCAGGACGGTGAAGATTGGATCACGAATGACGACGATCTACCAGGAATACTGAGGCAGAAGCGTCGGGTGGAAGGGTCCGAGATCGAAATCACCACTGGCAAAGTCTCGTCAGTGTTG